TCTCGTGCTCTTGTTCGTAGCAGGATTGACACCATGCCGTGGACTCAAGCCGTGTATCATCTTCAGGATTTGGCCTGATGATTGTAAGAAAAGCGGCCTGCGCACCACAAAAGCATTCCATACGTTTCCCATCAGGCAATACGAGCACAATTGGTTGCCACTTTGCCTTCACTCTTCTTGCTCCTTTGCCCAACACTCCTGACACCACGCACTAACTCCCTTGACCCGAACTAAAGTAGTCAATCGGTCGAGCTGCAAGTGGATTATCCGTGCCTTGTGAAGCGCCTACTAGATCGCTCCTTGTGGCAATGACAGACCGTGGCCGCTGCTTCTGCCTATACGTTTTCGCTAGCGTTTGTAGCATATGAGCAGCCTGCTGGCGTTGGAATGACTGACCATCGGATGTGAAGGAATAGGACAAAACCCACTTGGCGGCCCAACGCTCTAGCAAATCAGCCGCTGCCGCATAAATGTCGAATGTGCGACCCGTGATGAACACAGGCGGTAACGTCGTGGACGCAAACGTCCAGTGCCCTACTATGTTCTCAGAAGTGGAAGGGGTAACAACGACTGTGAGATATTGCTTCAACACAGGCGAGTCCTCCCAATCCGACCAATCCGAAAAATAGTCAAGATACTGTACCGTTGACCCGCTAAATGTAGGTTTCTCGATAAGCGAGCCATTCAGCACGTCAATACGTCGAGCATCTAAGATGTCTTGGATGGTTTGATCGTCAAAAACCTGGCTAGCTCCGCTTGGGTCGTTAATCAACACTCTCTCTCGTGTGATAAGGTTTGCCATAGTGGATCTAACAGGCATGATCCACCTCCATAAAGCTAGACGGGGAGCGGTCTTGTGTGGTATACTTGAGGAAATTGTTACGGTCTAGAAGCGTGTTGGTCGCACGCCCTAGACCTAAGCTACAGCCTAGTAGGAGGCCATAACTATGTCCCCATTGTACCACTCTATTCAACCCTCGCCTATTCCTGCCGCTTCTGGCGTCTACAAGATTGTCAATACCATCAATGGCAAGTTTTACCTGGGTAGCACGACAAATCTGCTTAAACGTCGAAACCAACATTTCACTGCTCTTCGGTGCAATACTCATCACAGCGTTACCTTGCAACACGCTTGGAATAAGTACACTGAGTCCGCTTTCATTTTCGAGATTATCGAGTTGGTTTTGCCGCCATTTTTGCGTGAGCGAGAGCAATATTGGCTTGATCGATATAAGCCATGGGGCAAAAGGGGTTACAATATTGCTCGTGACGCTCGTGCATCTAGCCTGGGTAGACCCCGAAGTGAGACAACAAAGCGCAAGATTGCAAAAGCCAGAACAGGCAAAACCTACGGACCGGAAACGAGAGAAAGAATTCGTCTTGTCACTCTCGGGCATCCTGTCAGTGCTGCAACACGCGCTAAACTCAGAATTGCAAATCTCCGTGAAAAGCAGATCAAAGTAATCATTCCAAAGGTAAGTAAGCCTAGAAAGCCTATCCCGCGTACCCTCCAATGGAATGAGAATATTCGCCTTGCAAAACTTGGGCATGATGTAAGTCCAGAGTCCCGCGAACGTATGAGACTTTCTCACCTTGGACAAAACCTTGGGTATCCTGTGAGCGCGGAAACCCGCACGAAGATTAGGGAGACAAAAGTCAGCACCATGCAAACCCTCATTGTGACATCTCCCGATGGTGAGGAATTTACGGTTACTGGCGTTAGACATTTTTGTATTCAACATAATCTTCATCAGTCTGCTATCATGCGCGTTGCCAAGGGAAAAGCTACCCATCATCACGGATGGACGGCACGCTTCCCCTAAGACTAGAGCACTCTACTTATGGTCGACCTACCTCGATATCACCCTGATACGTAATCGTTGGTGTCGTGGGCGTGCCACTGAGAGTAGCATAGAGCTTGACTCGTGTTCCGTTGGCAACACTGGTAGGTGAGATGCTAAACGGAATGTGCATTTCCCCGCTCTGAGCAGTTGTGCTTAGAGTGATTGGTGGATCACCAACGAAATCGACATTGTACGTGGTTCCACCATCGTAGCTGATAGCCAATCCGAAGGTGAACACGCCTGAACCACTGGCCTGGTTCGCTGCACTGTACAGCACGCGTGCCACTAGCCCGCGACGTGGCGTGCCTCCTGGCAGTACTAGAGCTGTTGCAGCGGTTGTATACGAGGCTGTTACGGTCTGACTTGCCTGTAGAGCAATGAGAGCGTCAGTAGCCATATCTATACTCCTTCCTGACTGGGTGCCTGCTCAACAGGTGCCTCAGTCGCTGGTGTGGCTGCTTCCGCAGGGGTAGACTCAGCGGGTGCTTCCACAACCACGGGATAATCAAGGTTGTTGAGCCGTGCCAGGTGCGAGAGCAGGCTATCCAGCACGCGGCCCAGATGGACATCTTGCAAGCCCACTTCCGTGACATCGTTCTGCAAGACTAAGAGTTCATCCCGGCTCATGGGGTTGGCATTCTTAGCAGTTTTTGCCATTGTTCTATCCTTCCCCGCTACTAAGCGATCTTGAGATCATACAATCTACCTAGACTACGGGTTGATTGGTTCATGAAGCCAATGATCCAGTCTATAAAAGTTCGATAGATCACTCCATTATTGATCAATCCGAGATCCTGCACATTGATGTCATCGAACTGCCAGCCAAAGAAGTGGTCAGTGCCGTAGTTGACAGCATAGATGCTGGTGTAGACGGCACTTGCGCCGGTGCTGGCAACGCCGGTATTCAGTTCGCCCACTGCGCCGGAGCCTGAGACGCCATTGCCGGGGATGATGCGGGTGAGTTGGTCCTTTTTGTAGCCGATATCGCGGATAACTGCGCCCTTGTACATCTGAATGGAGCGGTTGAACTGGTCTTGGACGATGCTGAAACCACCGCTGGTACCCATGACGCGGACCGCAGCGGTCATCTGACGCTTGAAGACCTCGTTCATGTACAGTGTGACGCCCGTACCTTCTGGACTATCCACGCTCCACAGAAGTTGATCGAGGTACACAAGGAGCTTGTTGGCGGTGGCTTGGGTCATACCTGCAAGCGAGATGTCAACGCCACCGCCGTCAATCAGGTTCTCAGGACGCACCCCGAACACGCCGCCATTGGCAATGCGGTACTTGATGCCCACCGGAGCGTTGGCATCACCTGTGGTGTGGTCGTTGTTGATGAACTTATCGTTCATATCGTAGGTGAGCGACTTGAGGAATGCGCCGACCTGGGTAGCGCGTGGGTCCACGATGGCGTTTTTGTCGCGCACGAAGACTTTATCCACATCGATGTTGTTGCGGAAGGTGTAGGCCTGCTCGCTGTACGCGGTGGGTGTACCTTTGGTCGTGACACCCTCGGCGTTCAGTGGGGACCAGTTGACGGTGGGAAGGTTGCCTTCAAAGCGCACGCCATTGGCGACGAGCGACTCTGAGTTGATGAGTGGGACATCTTGCATGACGTTCTCACTCAGGATGAGAGAGTAGGTGACAGCCCTGACCGGAGGACTGTTGCTCGTGAGAGCGTAATCGGCCAGGCTGACCGAATTGGCTGCAATAGCCATGTATCTTGCTCCTGACTATCCCCTCCTCAATCGCTCTCTAAAGCGGCTCAGGACGAGATACAAAAGACGATAATTAGATTGTTAGCGGCTCCATTCGATATCTGAGAGCCGGGTCGGTTTGCCAGTTGGGTTAGCGCCAGGACCAGGAATGCTTGACCGTCCTGGATTCATCGCAGGGATAGCAGGCGTGGGCACGGCGGGCGACGGTGCGGGCTCAGCAGGCTTGACAAGGTAGGGATTGCCCTTGATCAGTTCGTCAAGGACTGCTTCAAGATTGGTCGGTTCCCCGTCCTTATCGTACTCCAACTTGCGCTCCACGACCGGCGCGATCAACTCAGGATTGATGATGCCCTTGTCTTTCGCAACGAGCTTCACTTGTGCCATGACAAGCTGCTGCTGCTGCTGCTTAATCCGAGCTTCTGCATCCTGGTGTTGCTTCTTGATGCGCTCGATTTCTGAGAGTTGCGCCTCATCCGCAATCCTCTTTGCCTCTGCTTGCTCTTTTTCGAGCTTTTCATAGGCAGAGAGGCGCTTGCTATGCCTGTCGTTCTCCTCTTTGGCATTTCCTAAAGAACGTTCAAGGTCAGCTATCCTCTTCAGCGCATCCTCTTGCGCAAGAGTGGCTGTCTGCTGCGTCACGCTAGCAGGTGCAGCGGGGGTGCCCGTCACGGGCGTAGGTGATGGTTGTGGCGTCACGCCTGTACCACTACCTGAGGTATTCTCTTCTGGCATAAGTGTAAACTATACCCTTTCCACTTGTCAACCCATGAGTACTCAATTTATGAGTACTCAATCAAAAACTTTATATCCTTGTCGATAGTGCTATAATGTAGGCATGAAAGATATCACACCTCCAGATATTCCAATAATGAACCCTGGCAGATCATACATTGCACCGCCTAGTCTCGGTAAGATGCCGCGCCTGAGCGATGCATATAAGCGTGAGCCTGATGGTATGGGAGGATATCTTGAACTTATTCAATATCCGATGCCTCCCCAAGCAGAGTACGATACCATGCAACTTGTCCCCTACGATAAGCTCTAACCCCTTCCACTTGTCAATCACTAACTACTTATACGTTGAATATTCGTTGGAGAAAATCACCCGGTCATGCTCTTAGACCGGGCTATCTCGTTTCCGTTGGCGTCACGAATGATATGAGGGTTGCTGAGTTGCCTTTAACCCGCTCACGCGCTATTACGTCCCGCTCATGTTCTTTGATGCCTTTGAGCAGTGCCTTTGCTACCTTGTCAGCTTCAGCCGTATCAAACACACCTTTAGGTCGTTCTTCCCAACACATCGAAGCGTGACCTATCGAGATGTATACCAGTTCTGCTAATTTATCATCCATCGTAATATCTTGATCCATGCTAGCTCTTCTTGCCTCCCTTCTTCTTACTGGGATGGTAATTCTTCCCGCCAGGTGCCGCCTGCTTCTCACGAGCCCGTTCCCCGATCACGCCACCGGGGACGCCCTGTGCTTTCAATTGTGCGGCGCGTCCACCATGCCCTAGGGCGTTCGATTTGCCCTTGAACGAGCCGGTCTTCTTCGTGTCACCCATTGGTGTAGTCTCCTTTCTTACTGCGATGAGAGCGAGTTGACAGAAGGACTCTGAGAGTCCTCCCTTCTTGTTCTTGCCGTTACATCTACATTCACATCTATTTCGCCAATGGCAACGGTGTAGGACATTCTGCACTTCTTGCACACTCGATCAACATTGATGTTTGAAATGTCGATACTCTCCGTCATGTACTCACCACATTCACATTGCCAAGAAATAACGATAATATCAGGAAATCTTTTCATGCCCTACCTCCTCACATTCTCAGCTAGCCACTGCTGCATCCACTGCTGGACGCCTGCCACAGCGTTACGCTTGTGGAGCAGCTCGTCTATCACACCTGCCAGTATCGCCACCGGATCATCATCGTCTGCGTTGCCCTGCAGGTGATGTGCGACACTGGCGAGGCGTGCGAGTGCCAGGCGCATGGTGTCCTCGCTGAATGGTGGCTTCGGTGCTGTCGGTTTGGACTGATTGGTTGATTTAGGCATACTCGGCTGCCTCTCTTTCAAGGGAACGTGTGACGTTTTGTTTGAGTGCATCAATGTCTATGAAGTCGTACTCTGGTTTAGGCTGATCGTACCGACTCGTGAACATAAACGGAGATCTGTTCTCATCGTCAACCTTGACGCCCCGCTCTCGTTCAATTTGGGATAAGTTCCAATCCCGTATTTCTGGCACCTGCTCTATAGTTTCGCTGACAAAAGCCCGCATATTCATTGTCTCGATAAACTCAGGCAAGAGGGCATTCAACTTCTCAATGATGACCTCAGTTGATCTAGGCAATTGCCCCTTGAAAGGGTTTTGCTTGATGCCCCACTTGATAACTTCTGCAATGAAATCTGTCTTGAGAATTACCACAGCATTCTGCTGTGGTTTGGGTGTGTTCTTTGCGCTCATTCGGGTTGCTCCTGCCATGTAGCGAGTACAACACGCTGATAGATTGCCTTGCGGTGTCGTCGCGACCTCCACAGGTAGCGCAATTGGCACACTAAGCAATACCAGGCCCACCCGTGCTGCATGGGAATAAGCGAGACATTGCGACGTTTCCCGCAATACTCACAATAATCGTGAAGATAGACTTCAATCTTTCTCACGGCTGTAAATCCTTATCGTTGAATGCATCGATGAAAGCTTGCGGTATTTCCACCTGCTCAGGCTCAGGTATCATCCCGAGCACAACCCTACCATCAGGAGTGATGGGTAGTTCTCTGACATCTTCCCACACACATCTGTACGTCCCATCGCTCACATAGCCCTCTTCAATCTGATGTTGGAGGACAGCGCGGGTGATCTTG